ATTAATCATATAATTAATACTAATAAATCACTTATATATTTAATTAAAAATAATCCAATTAACATCTATACATTTAAGCTAATTAGGTGTATAATAGACACATATTAATCAATCACAAGATATTCAATAAACACATCAGAGAATCAGCCCGTCGGCTGAATAAATTCCAAAAAATTTTAAAAAATAAAAAAGAGTTAGGAGTTATAAATGCAGGGCAATGAATACCAAAAATTGGCTATGCGCACTAACGATAAAATGGCTCATTACAGACTATATACCGAATTGACTGGTAAGTTTTCACTTAGTTCTCTAACAGAAAACAATGCTAAGTGTAGCAACATAAATGACATAGCAGGACTTCTTAATGGTGTTTTAGGTTTAACTGGTGAAGCTGGAGAAGTATCAGACCTTGTTAAAAAGGGCATATTCCACGAAAAAGGCATAGACTTAGAACATCTTAAGAAAGAGTGCGGCGATGTAATGTGGTACGTTGCTATGATTTGCGAAGCTTGCGGATTCAGTCTTGATGATGTAATGCAGACAAACATAGATAAGCTTATAGCACGTTATCCGAATGGCTTTGATTCTTACAGAGCTAATCACAGACAGGCAGGTGATAAATAATGGGTAATCAGGATAAGCACTGTTACCAGTGCAAACATAGACATAAGTTATATTGTGAAAAGCCTTGTAATGCCTGTAATGGCAATCCAAATGTTGTAAAAGGCAAGGATAACTTCACAGAGCTTGAAACAGCAAATAAAAATGCAGTACTCTTTGAAACAAAAGAATAGCATATTGCCCCTTAGCCAAGTGGTCAAGGCACAGGATTTTGATTCCTGTATCGTGGGTTCAAATCCCACAGGGGTAGTTCAAGTGTTTAATTACACTTGTGCCTTTACAGGACTTATTGGTTTACTAGCATTAAGTCCTCCTTTCACCTCATAGCGAGAGCTGTTAAGGACTGTCAGATAGTCCGTGAGGTTTTGCGTATTATAAATACGCAAATAAAATTAAGTTATACCTATAGCGCAGCAGTTATCTGTATGGATAGACAGCGAGCGAAGCTACTTTCTTTGAGCCCAACTGCACGGGTAGAATGACATCCAAGCTTTGCCACGACCTGTTATAGGTGTCATAGCCTATACTGCTATTAAGACTAGCATTGTTTTTCAGTATCAACTATCCACCTTAATCGAAACATTTTCACAATGCTAGTCTTTTAAAACGATATGGAGAAGCGGCAACGATTGGCGGTGTTGCGGCAGACTGTAAATCTGTTCCCTTGCGGTAAACATTGTAGGTTCAATTCCTATCTTCTCCACTTTGCCGATATGGGATAAAGGTATTCCAGTAGCTTGCTAAGCTATCCAACAGAAATGTTGTTCGTGTTCAATTCACGATATCGGCGTTTTGAAAGCACTTCTTGGGTCTGCGTGCATAATGTTGTTTGCAGACTTATCCTAGGTTAAGAGGTGTGAGTAAGTTGATGTGTGGCGGAATGGGTAAACGCTAATAGCAGATAGAATGAGCTAGTGGTTCGAATCCACCATAGCATAACCACAGGGGAATACCTGATTGCTAGGGGCTTGAAAGGACAGGAGTGCTTGTTTATGTGTGGTTCAAATCCACACCACATCAATTACAACAAACTAGGTGATGCAGACCGAAAAGCACAAGCCTTAGTGCCTGTTTGTTGTTTTTGTTAATAAGGCAGTTATCAGAAAGGCGGGTAATAATATTATGAATTTTGCAGAAAATGAAAATTCAAGAATACTTCCTAATGTTCAAAGCCCTATAATCTATTTTCTTATGGATGGGGATGAGGTTGTTTATGTTGGACAATCTAAAATAGGATTAGCAAGACCATATTCACATAAAGATAAAAAATTCACCAAAATAGCAATTATTAATTGCAAAGAAAGTGAATTGGATGATAAAGAAACAGAATTTATCAAAAAATATAAGCCGAAATATAACAAGAAAGCAGGAAATAGTGATTATTCATACACTAGAATAAAAACAATAATCAAAAGCCAAACGAATATTCGTAACTTTAATGTGTATGATGTAAGAAAGCTTGTGGCAAAACTTGGATTAAAAACTCATATTTTCAATGGGAGCATTTATATAAATGCAGAAGATTTTGATAAAATGTTTGCTTTTGTAAAAGAAACAAGTAACGGAGTTACGAACAAGGAAGAATGGAAGAAAAAAGTATTTTAATTTAATTTGGTAAAATCAGTTGCCTAGTGATTGCAACACGAAAAGAGTAACCTACGAACTCCTGGCAACTGTTTTTATATAAATCGTAGGGTTATCTATCGTAGGAGGTAAAATATGGCAGACATAAAAATTAAAAAAGCAGTAATTAGAGAAGATTTATTATCAATAACAAACGATTATAGAAAAGCAATCATTCTCAATCAGTTTATCTATTGGTCTGAAAGAGTTTCAGATGCCGATAAGTTTATCAAGAAAGAGAATGAGATTGCAAAGAGCAATGGAGAAGAGGAAAGAGAGCTTTTCTATGGTTGGATATATAAAACCGCCGAGGAATTAGCTGATGAGGTTATGTTAGGTTTATCTGCAAGCCAGATAAGAAGATACATCAGTGATTTGGTGGATATGGGCTATATCTCAAAGCGAAATAACCCTAAATATAAGTGGGATAGAACATTGCAATATAGGGTAAATCTTGTAAATATTGCAAAAGACCTTAAAAAGAATGGTTATCCATTAAGTGATTATAAAATTGAAATCCCAGAAAATGAAAAAACCATTACGCACGAGTGCGCAATCAATAATGAGCCAATGAAAAATCAAACACAAGCTAGTGGCGAAGCAATACCAGATAATACTAACATAGATTACTTAAACAGAGATTATAATTCAGAAATTACTAATAAGGACAATACATCAATTAACATTGATGGAGAGGTACATACATCGTTTTCAGAGAAACCGACGGCAAGAGCTGTCACAAGAGATGAAATGTTGCTTAAAGAAAAAGATATGGTTGATAGGTTCAATAACATCTGTGACAACAACATAGATAATTCAGCTATATGCGATTGCGTTAAGGATGGATTTAAGATGTATATGCAGTTATATGAAATCTATTTCCACAAAGTACACCCAATACTTACAGATAAGACATTAAAGAATGTATGTTTTGTACTATCAACTATCACAGATACAGAGCACGGACATTTCGACACTGATGCTATATACGAAACAGACGATAAAGGTATTACAGTTTTACAGAGAATGATTAACGACCATTTCATCAGAGAACACAGAGAAAGCACCAACTACTCAATAACACATTTTGCCAATGCTGAATATCTTAGCAAGCTGGCAAATAGATTTATAGAGATGTAAAGGAGTGATTATTATGGCTATGGGCGTACACCCACTAAACAAAGATAAGTTTTATGAAGCGATAAACCTATACATATCAGGGCAGGTTTCACAGGTAAAAGCGGCAAAAGTAGCAGGTTGTAGCGTACCGACATTTAAGAAATATGCTAACAAGATTTACGGCGGTGAGGAGTTGCCAAATAATTTATGGGGGAAGAAGTGATATTATGAAAATAACAGAAATGAATAACTGCATTGAGAAAATGCGTGAGTGTTACAAGTTTGATGATGATAAAACGGAAATAATACTTGCTGACTTACGAAGCAATAAAAGTAATTGCGTTACTGTTTGCACAAAAGATGAAAATGGTACTGAAATTGCAATGACAAAGTATTTGAACGAATTAAAAAAGCCAGATTACCAAAAGGAGAAAATCAAATGACAACATTGATTGTAGATGATTTAGACATTCCACCAAGCACTATTGCAAGTGCTATTGTCAATAGAGTCCCACTTAATGAAGATAAAAACTGCCACATTGAACATTGGAGTACCAGATGGAGAATTGAAAAGGATGGAAAACGTACTTGTCTGGAAGTTAAGAAATTAAAATAAACAATTACCGACTACAGATTGATTGTAGCTGCTGACCTTAGAAAGCTAAAGGCTGATAAAACATATAAAAGGAGATAGAACCTATGAAACAGTTATTTGTAAGTGTGCCTATGAAAGGCAGAACAGAGGAAGAAATCAAAGCTAGTATTCAGAAGATGAAAAAAATTGCTGAAATATACGAGGGCGAAGAATTAGAGCTTATCGACAGCTACATTGAGGATAACCCGCCTAAAGACAGCAAAGAAGCTGTATGGTATTTAGGAGAAAGCCTTAAGAAGCTGGCACAGGCTGATGTATTCATTGGAATATGCGAGAGCTACGATTGGAACGGCTGTTGTGTCGAAAAGGTAACAGCAGAAAAATATGGCATTAAAGCATATATGATTCCAGTAAGGTATGTAATTGACGATTATAGTGCACTTGTGCAGAAATTATATCCGGTTGTCAGTGATGTACTACTCTAACAAAATTTTACCGACTACAGATTGATTGTAGTCGCTAACCTAGAAAAATTATAGGCAGAGGTCTATAAGCACCTTTGCTGAAAAGTGGAGGTGCTTTTCTTGAATTCTGAATTAAATCAACTGATAGATGATTGCGAAAAATACATATCCCAAAATGGAATAGATGAAAATATTATAGAAACCTACTACAACGTGTGCCAGCTTGCCAAGAATGAGGGCGAAATTGACACAATGTTAAAATGTACGACTAGGACAAAAGAGCTCATAGAAAAGGCTTGTATGCGTGATATAGGCATAGATATTTTTGAACTTGAAAAATATACATTCAATAACAATATAGACAATGATTTAGTCAATAGATATTTTGATACCTTATTGCTTGAAGCTCCGCACTTATTTCACAGCTATTTGCTTTATCTTGAAAAAGACAGAGAAGAGAGTGAAAGATTTTATCAGCCAAAAATGAAACAGCTTAATAAATACGGGCTTATTCAAGCTATGCAAGATTTGGAAGACGACAAATATAATAGATTATGTATTTCTATGCCACCAGGAACGCAAAAAACTACACTGGAAAAATTTTTTTGCTCTTGGATAATTGGCAAGCACCCTAAAGATTACAGCCTTTTCTTTTCTCACAGCAACGAAATTACAGGAAAGTTTTATAAAGGAGTGCTTGACATAACAACAGATGATAAAGAATATAAATGGAATGTTATTTTCCCTAATTTACCATTACAAAGCACAAATGCACAGGCACAAGAAGCTAATTTCGGTAAATACAAAGCATTTTCAAGTATTCAATGCTCATCAATAGGAGCTAAGAATGCTGGTAAGGTTAGAACTAACCGTTATTTATATTGTGATGACCTTATAGGTTCTATTGAAGAAGCACTTAATCCAATAATTCTTGAAAAAATATGGAGAATTTATGGAGTCGATTTAAAGCAAAGAAAGCTAAACGAACAAGTAAAAGAAATAATTATAATGACCAGATGGAGCACAAAAGACATTATTGGACATATTATTGAGCTTTATGGAAACGACCCAAAGTTAAAAATTATTTCGATTCCAGATATTGACCCTAAAACAGGGAAAAGTAATTTTGACTATGAATATAATGGAATGTCGGTGGAATTTTTTAATGATCAAGCACTGACAATGGATGATATATCTTATAGATGTCTTTATAAGCAAGATCCAATAGAACGTGAGGGATTGCTTTATCCAGAAAACAAAATAATGAGATATAAAGAACTTCCTAAAACACGAATTAAAAGAATTACTGGACAATGTGACACGAAATCCTCTGGTACTGATTTTTATGTGTTCCCTTGCCTGGTTGAATTTGAAGGATATGAGGGAACGTATTACTGCACTGATACTATATGCAACAATTCGGCAGATTACGAAAAACAATATGAAAATTCAGCAAATTTAATTGTCGATAATGAAATGCAAGATTGCGATTTTGAAGCTAATCAAGGCGGAGATAGAGTTGCAAATGAAGTCAGAAAACGAGTAGAAGAAAAAGGCTGGTTATGCAATATATCAGACACTGCAACCGAAACAAACAAAGAAGCAAGAATATTTCAGTGCTCTAGCTGGGTATTGCAACATATTGTGTTCAAAGACAGAAGCCTATATGAACCTAAGAGCGATTATGCAGAGATGATGAGTTGGTTATTGAAATATTCAGTATCTGGTAAAAATTTGCACGATGATGTACCGGATGTTTTTTCAAATTTTGCATTAAGAATGAAAAGAGGAAATAGAGTAAAAAAGACAGTAATTATGTCAAGCCCAATATAACAGGAGGGAATTTATGGTAACAAAGGAAGTTTTATCACAATATTCAGACTTACAGGAAGAAGTAAAAGAAGTAAGACTAAAGATAGAGCGACTTGAAAAAGATATAAGCAAAATTGAAGCTGGAGAAATGGTTATAGATTCTGTTAGCGGCGGTAATGGTGGTAAACAGCATTTTAAGATTGAGGGCATACCATTTCCAGAGTACAGCAGAAAGAAAACACTTCTTTATGCAAGAAAAGCCACATTGCAGTTGCTTGAAGATGATTTGCTGGAAAAAACCAATGAGGTTGAAGAGTTTATCGCAAGCGTTGAAGATAGCAGAATGAGAAGAATAATCAATCTTAGATTTTTAGAAAATAAGACTTGGAATGAAGTGGCTGATTATATAGGCGGCGGAAATACAGAGGATAGCGTAAGAAAAAGTTTTGTAAGATTTTTTGAAAAATAGCAAAGTTGTCCGATATGTCCGCTTTTATTAGTTTATTATTATATTGAGCAAAGCGAACTTCATAAACATGTATAATCCTTATCGAAAAGCATCGTTATTTAATTATGGCGGTGCTTTTTACTATGCAACGAGGTAGAAATATGAATTTTTATATGAATAAAGATAAATCAATTATGTGTCCGAACTGTCACAAGTTCTTAACTAAGGCAGACAGTAAAGACCCAAGAACACATAAGTTAGCGTGCAAGCATTGTTGTAAATGGATATGGTATGTGCCTAACGATGATGATAATTTTCAAATTAAAGAAATACCGGACAGCAGAAGTTCAAGCGGTATGACGTTTTATTAGAGGTGTAGACAATGCAGACAGGAAGAATTGCTATTTATACAGGTGCAAAAGAAATAACACCTGACAATATAATACCAATTTTGCGTGAAGCAATTTTGGAACATGATATTAATTCCAACAGAATACAGTTTCTTCTTGATTATGACGCAGGAATACAGCCGATAGTTAGGAAGAATCCAAAGACTTACAGACCAGACATTGACTGTGAGTGCTGTGATAATGTGGCTAACGAGGTCACAGAGTTTAATTTAGGCTTTAAGTGGGGAAATCCTATAACGTTAGTTCAAAACGGCGATAATGAGGATTCTAACCTCACAGAAGCTATAGCAGAATTAAATAGTTGCTACGAATCACAGAACGCAAGACAGAAGCAACAGGAACTTGCAAGATATGTCGAAATCGGTGGTGTTGGCTATGTCCTTGTTGATGTGAATACAGAATATGAGGATGGGGAAAGCTATTTCACATATAATGTATTAGACCCAAGAACAACATTTGTTGTAAGGTCAACAGCTTATAGCGATAAGAGGGTTATTCTTGCAGGTACTTATATCAAAGACAAACATAGCAGTACAAGATATTACACCTGTTTTACAAAAGATATTCGCTATGAAATTACCGACGGAATAAAAATCACTAACGGACCAGAAAAAGGAAAAACAAAATGGGGATTTTTAGAGAGAAGCGGGGAAGAGAACCCATTACACAAAATCCCTATTATTGAATATACAAGGTCATTCGACAGAATGGGCTGTTTTGAACGGCAAATATCTGAAATGGATAACTTAAACCTACTCATTTCAGATTTTACAAATGATGTCGAACAGAATACGCAGGCAGTATGGCATACAAATGATGTTGATTTCCCAGTTGAACAGGAAATAACGGTTAATAAAGATGGAACGCAACGCATTACTGAAAAAGTAAGGAAACCAAAATCTGGAGAATGGATGCAGACCTATACATCAGCAGATGGCAAAACTCCAATAGTTGAGCCACTTGCAATTAATTACGATTACACGGGTATGCTTAATAATATCCAATCAAGGCGACAGATAATCTTGCAGAAATGCAATGTGCCACAACGAAATGATAATAGTGGCGGAAGTACAGGAGTTGCAATGTCAGACGCAACAGGTTGGTCACAAGCTGAAACAGCAGCGGCAAAGCAGCAGTTAATTACGGATGGTTGCAAGATGGAAGAAATAAAAGTTGTTCTTGCAGCTATTAAGTTGTCAAACAATGTAAGCACCAATAATTCGTTACTCAAATTAAGGGCGAGAGATGTAAAACCTAATATTAAACGACAGAAAACTTATGAGATGTCAACTAAGGTTAATGCTATGGCAACATTGCTAAGTCACGGATTTAGCCTTAAAGATACAGTTGACGCAATTCCATTCTTTGATGACCCTAACGATGTAGTAGCAAGAAGCGGAGAAATGGTTAAGGCGTATCAAGATAGCATAATCAACAAAGATACACAGAACCAGGCAGAGGGCGGAGATGGTGAACAAGCACCTAATAAAGACCGCACAATGCAGGATTTATCAGACCAGACAGAAAACAGTCCAGTTATAGATAAGAGTAGAACAGATAAATAATTGATATTGAGCCACAGGGTAGAAATTACCTTGTGGCTTTTTATATGCCCTAGAGAAAGGGCAATACAAATATCGCAAGAAGTTGAGAGAACAACAAAAAACGCAGAAAGCAGAGGTAAAGAAATTATGGCAGATGTAACTAACACAACAACAGAACCAACAACTAATAATGAGCCACAGAACGAAGAGCAGACACCTAGTGTAGAAGAACTTATGGCACAGCTTGCTAGTGAAAGAGCTGAAAAAGAGAAGTATAAGAACGCTTCCGATAAAGCTAGTTCAGAAGCAGCTAAGTACAAGAAAGAACTCCGTTCAAAGCAGACAGCAGAAGAACAGGAGGCGGAAGCAAAGGCGGAAGCTGAAAAGTTGCAGGCTGAAAAGTTCGAGAACATGAGCAAAGAGCTTAATCATATGAAAGCTGTCAATGCTTATCAGAAAGTTATAGGCGATGGAAAGGATATTGATTCTTTGATTGAGGCGGTTGCAGACGCAGACCATAGCCTTATAGCAACTGTAATTGCCAATGAAGTGCAAAGACAGGTTAAAGAAGCTAAGGCAGAGTGGCTTAAATCAAGACCGGCTATTAATGCGGGCGGTGGAGAAGAAAGCACGATAACACAGGAACAGTTCAACAAGATGAATTACCACGAAAGAGTGGAGTTCAAAAATAAGAATCCAGAGCTTTATAAGAAGTTCACAGAGTAGAAAGCGGAGGTAAATAAACTATGCCACAGACTAAGTTAGCAAATTTAGTAGACCCACAGGTAATGGCTGATATGGTATCAGCTAAGTTGCCAAAGAAGATTAAGTTCTCACCTATCGCAAGAGTTGATACAACACTTGTAGGCAGACCGGGAAGCACTATTGTTGTCCCAAAATACGCTTATATAGGTGATGCACAGGATGTAGCAGAAGGTGTTGCTATGGGTACAACAGTACTTACAACATCTACAACAGAAGCAAAGGTTAAGAAAGCAGGTAAGGCAGTAGAACTTACAGACGAATCAGTGTTATCTGGTTATGGCGACCCACTTGGTACAGCTATTAATCAGATTGCTATGTCAATCGCTGCAAAGGTTGATAATGACAGCTATGACGCACTTTGTACAGCCCCTATTGATTACGATGGAGCAGCAGCACCTATCAGCTATTCAGCAGTTGTAGCAGCTAATAGCAAATTTGATGATGAATCTGATTCATCACTTACAAAGATATTGTTCATCAATCCGGCACAGGAAGCCACATTACTTAATGACGATGATTTCAAGAGCAATGACAAGTACCCACTTAACGTAATTATGAATGGCACTATCGGTTCTATCGCAGGAGCACAGGTTGTTAAGTCTAAGAAAGTTAAGCTGGTTAAGTATGAACTTGATGATTCAACAGGAACAATCAATGTTGTAGCTGATACAACAAGCGAGGATGCAACTAATGTTCATCTTGACACAGCACTTGCACATACGCTTAAGCCAAAGGACAAGGAAATCAAGGTAGGCAGCAAGTTAAAGGCTGTTACAACAGAGTTTTACGCTTGCCCTATTGTTATCGTGTCAGCAGAAGACCCTAACGAGGAAACAGGTGCAGATGGCGTATCAGAGGAAGAGAACGCACTTACAATCTATATGAAGAGAAGCGTTGAGATTGAATCAGACAGAGATATTCTTGCAAAGACAACTGTTATCTCTGGTGATGAACACTATACAGCAGTCTTAAGCAATGATTCAAAGGTTGTTCTTGCTAAGTTCGGAAAGTAAGAGGTGTTTATATGTTATTAAGACGACATAAAATCAACGCCGCAAAGCAGAGCGAAGAAGTAACAGCAGATAATGTAAGACAAGAAGCTGTTTATGGAGATGAGCTTAAGTATGAGGAAGAGCAGGATAAGTTCCCTGCTCAACCTACAAGCGATTACACAAAGACAGCTATTAAGCGTATGCCAACAGCGGACTTACAGACACTTGCCTTAGAACAAGGCGTTGAGAACGCAATGGAGCTTACAGGAGCAGAGCTTAAAGAACTGTTAATTGAGAAATTAGGATTATAGGAGCTGAAATTATGGAATACACCACATTAGAACAAGTTAAAATCAGACTTAAACAATTTCATATTGATACAGTTACAAATGATGATGAAACAACATCTGATGTGGTAGTGTTCGATAACAAAGAGGATAATCCGATAATCGAACAGCTTATTAAGCAGGCTACAGAAGAAGTAAAAGCAAGAAGAAATTACCCCGACAGTTACACAGATGAAATGATAACCGAGGACTTGAAGAAATTTGAGAGCGTTATCGTTAATCTGGCTGTCTATGACCATTCACAGGCAGGCGAAAACTTTATGTCTGCCTTAAGCGAGGGTGGTGTCAACAGAACTTGGAGAAATAGAGACAGCTTGTTTGTTGGGGTATTTCCGTTTGCTAAAGTTTTATAAAGAAGATTGTGCGTTACCATTTTGCTGATGTCGGCAATATGGTAGCAGGCGGCACACATTAAGGGTGGTGGGCGGTGTGCCATTATTAATTATGAAAGGCGGTATATCAATGCCAATAGCAGTAATTATAAGCATTATTTCAGTTGCTTTTTCCGTCTTTTTCGGACTGTTTACGTTGGGATTTAATCTTAAGAACAACAAAAAGTCTGACAATGCAGAACTTACGGAGCGTGTAAAGGAAAATACACGCATAAATATGAAACTTGACACAATATCAAGCAATACAACAGAGATAAAGAATGAAGTTACAGAAATGAGAAAAGAACTTAATTCTCACGATAACAGGATTATTAAGGTTGAGGAAAGTGTAAAGTCGGCACATCACCGAATAGACGGATTGGAAGCACGACTTAATGAAGATAAGGAGGTATAGCAGAATGGAAATTATGCAGGCATTAATCACAAACATGACAATCGTGTTAGCAATCATCGGGGCATTAGCCTTTATGGTATCTGTAATTACGCAGGTAATTAAGGGCATTGGAGTATTCAATAAAGTGCCTACAGATATTGTAGTATTTGTCCTGTCAATAGGTATTACTGTAGCGGCGTTTGTTGCCTATATGCAGTATATTCAGATGACAATACTGTGGTATATGATTCTTGCGGCGATTATGGCAGGATTTGTTGTTGCTTTTGTAGCGATGTACGGTTGGGAGAAGCTGTCTGAACTATGGAAGCGATTTGGCAAGGATGTGAAGTAATATGCTTGACATTAATAAGCAGGCTATGAAGTATTCACTTCAAGGACAGACAGTAACCATCTATGAAAGAGATGATGACGGCAATATCCTTTATGAGGGATATACCGACACAGAGGGTAACTTCATTCCTTATCTTGATGACAGGGGAAATAAGATACCCAAAGTTCTTGAAGAAAAAACCGGTTTTTCAGAGCCGGTCAATTTCAAAGCTAACATATCATTCAGCGGTGGAGAAGCACAGAGTAAAGAATACGGCTTTGATACCGCTGATTTTGACGCTATTTTGCTGACAGATAGGAATGTGTTGCCTATTCAAAAAGGCGACCTTATCTGGCTTGATAGCAAGCCTACATACACATCTGACGGACTTGTTGATGAAACGTCAGCAGACTTCACGATTGTAGGTATTAAGCCAGCATTATATTCAACTAAGTATATGCTTAAAGCAGTTGTAAAGTAGGTGCATTATGGCAAGACATACGATTAATATATCCTTGTCTGAAAAGTCTGTAAATGAAGCTATCAGACAGCTACAACAGTATAAGCAGAGTTTACAGTATAAATGCGAATTGCTTGTTGAACGACTAGCAGAATTAGGCGACAAAGCAGCAATTATGAGTGTTAATGAAAGTCCATTAGGTAGGACAGTAACATTGAGAGTTGACAGAAAGCCTATTCAAGATGGCTACCAAGCTATTTTGATTGCTACCGGTAAAACTGTTGAGGTAGAAGATAGAGAACCATTTTACACACTATTAGCGATTGAATTTGGTGCTGGTATTTATTACAACAGCGGCAACGAGAACCCAAAGGCTAATGATTTCGGCTTGGGCGTAGGAACATATCCAGGACAAATCCACGCATTCAGCGACGGTTGGTACTACTTAGGTAACGATAATCAATGGCACTACACGCACGGCGTTAAAGCTACAATGCCTATGTACAACGCCACAATAGAGATTATTAATCAGTATAAGCAGATAGCAAGAGAGGTGTTTAGTTAATGGCAAATGCAAACGATTGGGCGATAGACCTTGAGAATACAGTCACAGCACTTGTCAAGGCTAAAACCCTAACACAGCTTAAAAAGACATATCCAAAGATAGCCATAACAAATGAGGGGGAAAACAGCGGTCAAGCAGCATTCCCAACAGTATACATTCATTTACTGCCAGCAGTAGAACAAGGACAAACGCTTGACGGACAGACAATTAACGCATTGTTAGCGACATTTCAAGTAGATGTTACCACTAACACAAGCAAGTCTGACTGTCACAAGGTTATGGCAGAAATTACAGATACATTTAAAACAATGAGATTTCAAGGCAATGCAATGCCAGAGTTCTCAATCAGTAATAAAGTACATAAGAGTACCGCACGATTTAGGCGGTTAATCGGAGCAAATGACAGATTATTGTAACAAAGAGCAGAAATGCTCTTATTTTTTTGCAAATTTTTAGGAGGTAAGAAGATATGGCAGATACAGTAGCAGGATTAAGCGCACTGGGAATCACGTTTAGTTATGGTGTTGAAACTACAGCAGGTACTAAACCAACAGCGTTTAAACTTCTTCATAGAATCAATTCTATTGATGAGATTACAGTAACCCCAGAGGCTATAGATGCATCAGCACTTGAAGATTTACAGACAAGAAACATTGCAGGTAGAGATACAGTTACAGATACAGTTGCGGTAACAGTTAATAAGACGGAAGCTACAATCAAAGAGTGGAAAGACCTTATTACAGAATATAAGGCTTTAACTGATGGAAAGAGAATGTGGTTTCAAGAGATTACTCCGGGTATATCAGATGCGGAGTTCTTTGTTGCACAGCCGCCTTCAAAGTTACCAATTACGGGCAAGGAGCAAAATTCACTTCTTACAATGGCTATCAACCTTATTATTGAGGATATGGTAGGAACAGATACAGCAGTAACCCCAACATCGGGGGAATAATGAGCTATTCGACTAAATCAAAAAAGGCTGTGTCGAATAGCACAGAAAACGCCAAAACAGCCGACTACACATCATATCTCGATGATGTAACAGAATAATTATTTCAAAAGGTAGGTGCGGTGTAAAATCCGCACCTTTCCCTATATGGACGATAGGGTGGGAAAGGGTAAAAATTATGATGAATATTAATGTAAACGGAAATGAATACAAAGTTGAGTTCTCTTTTGGTGCGGCAGAGTGCAAAGAGATAGTGCAGAAAATGTTTTCTGTCGTGAATGGCTCTTATTTGCTTGCACAGACAGATAAGAATGTTGCACAGGCTTCTTTTGATGGATTAGCGAATATGACAGCAGATGTGCCGGAGATTTGCATTTTAGCCATTTATGCAGGCTGTATTGACAATAACCCTGTAACTATGGATGAAGCAAAGGAACTCACTAGAGCATATATTACAGAGAAGAGAAAGACAGATAAAAGTTACGGATATAGAACATTGTTCGAGGAGATTAAGAAAGCGATGGAAGATGATGGTTTTTTCGAGCTGTCGGGAATAACAGCGATGTTAGAGGAGATGGCGAACAATGTGGAAGAAGCAGCACAGGAACAGAAGAAACCGACAGTAGTTCCACAAGACCACAAGAAAAAGCAGACTTCCACAAAATAATATGGGAAGAATACTTTGTCTTAGCCAGCTCACTAGGCGTTAGTTATTCAGACTTTCTAAAAATGACACCCAAAAAGCTATGGGCGGTTGTAGAGGGTAAAAAACTTGAAAGACAACGAATAGATTCAGATATATGGCTTGCGATAGGTAGTTACATACTCCCAGCAATCAAGATAGGTGTTAGAAGTGGTGCTTGGGGTAAAGGCGAGCTTGAATACCCAGACAAGCCTATTTATAGAGATATTAACAAAAAAGAGAACAGCAAAGATGAAATACAAAGAAAGAGAGAAGAGTTTGTTTTGAATATGAAAATACGAAAAGCAAACTGGGATTTAACACACCCTAAAAATGATAAGCCGGAGGTATAAAGCGTGGAATTAGACAGTTTAGAAGTTAAAATTACCGGTACTGCCACTAAAGCTATCAATTCTGTTGATAAACTGATAAATCAGCTTACAAGGCTGTCAACATCACTTGCAACTGTGAATGGTTCATCACTAAGCGGTCTTGCGAGTGGTGTTAGTCAGTTAGGTTCTGCTATGCAGAATATGAACGCAGGAACAGCAGATTTTACAAGACTTGCTAAGAACATCACAAAGATAGGTTCTGTTGATTCAGTTGCACTAACTAACACAGCTACATCACTTCAAGCTGTCACAAAGGCAGTTGCAAGCATATCAGCTATTCCGCAAAATGCAACACAGGTCACAGAATTTGCAAAGTCACTTGGTAAGCTAGGCAGTAAAAGTATTGAAAATGCCGTTGTAAACATTCCAAAGCTAGGTAATGCTTTAAATGGCTTAATGACAACGCTATCAAGAGCACCAACAGTAAGTCAGAACGTTATTCAAATGACTAACGCATTGGCTAATCTTGCTAGTCAAGGTAGCAAGGTGGGTACTTCTTCAAACTCACTTCAAAAGTCACTGTATGGCGTGTCTACAAGTGCTAGGACAGCAACTAGAAGCAGTTGGAACTTAGCAAGTGCGATAGGTAAGTTTTATGCCACTTATTTTATGGTAATTCGTGGCAGTAAGAAACTTATAGAAGCAATTAAGTCAACAACAGATTACATTGAAGCATTCAACTATCAAGCGGTAGCGTTTGGCAAGATTGGTTCAGAGTGGGATAAAGATTACGAAAAGTACGGATATGATAACGCAACAGCATATGCAGAGAGCTTCCAAAGCAGAGTAAACGATACTCTCGGAAAGCTGTCTGGTTTAAAAGTTAATGTTCAAGGCGGTTTGCTTGAAGAAAGCGGAGCAAAGAACTTAGGACTTAACATACAAGAAGTAACACAGTATGCTTCACAGTTAGCTTCTGTTACTAATTCGTTAGGACAGACAGGCGAAGCAACAACGGCTATAACAAAGTCAATGACAATGCTTGCGGGCGATATAAGCTCACTTTTCAATGTGGACTATTCAACAGTAGCACAGAACTTACAAAGCGGTTTAATCGGACAATCGAGGGCATTGTACAAGTATGGTATTGATATTACCAATGCTACATTAGCGACGTATGCTTACAACTTAGGCATTTCTAAGTCGGTGTCTGAAATGACACAGATGGAAAAACAACAGTTAAGAGTGTTAGCGATATTAGACCAATCAAAAGTATCTTGGGGTGATTTAGCTAATAGACGGAAGAAAGTTAATGATATAGCTTATCTTCCAAGTGTTGCATAAGAATAGAAATATCTTATGGCAATCGGGCAAAATCGGCGAAGGCTAAAGTTTTCAACTATGCTAATACCGAGATAACTCAATAGATTACGAACAGGCTATTGAGTATCGTAACGAGTAGGAATTGAATAAATATAATATTCCCAAGAGTGTCCGACACTACTGCATATAGGGCAGTATGAGGTGGAAGTGGCTACCACCAAACCAAACGTAAAAACGTGGGTGATAATGTACTCTGAACTTATAGGAAACTATAAGAAGTATAGGATAAAGAGCCTATACGATAACAAATTTGACAATCAACTCCCCAAGTAATATGTTACGCCAGTTCAGTAACAATATGAAAGAGGTAGGAATGGTAGCAGGACAGCTATTTATCCCAATTCTTTCAAAGGTTATGCCAGTAGTAAACGGAGTAACTATTGTAATCAAAAGATTATTAGTCAATCTTGCTTCTTTAATGGGTGTTAAGATTGACTTTGAGAGCTTCGGACAAAGTGGCTATAAAGACACATCAGATGGCTTAGAAGATATTTCAGACGGCTACAAAGATGTAGCTGATTCAGCTAAGAAAGCTACATTATCCCTTATGGGATTTGATGAAATAAATAAATTACAGGACGATACAAGCTCAAGCAAGGGCTCAAGCGGTGGTGGCGGTAGCACTATTGATTTGACAGATGATATTGCTAAGGCGGCGGCAGAATATGAAGCGGCGTGGAATAAAGCATTTGCCAATATGGAAAATTCGGCAGTTGCTTGGGCTGATAGAATAGAAAAAGCCATAAAAAAGGGTGACTGGTACGGAATAGGTACTTACGCAGGCAAACAAATAAACAAAGGGATAAATGCTTTTCCTTGGAAAAAAACAGGAGAAGCAATTACAGAAGCTATTTGCAATGTTTTGGATTTTGCAGATGGATTTGTTAGTTCTGTTGATTGGGAACAATTAGGAAGAAATATAATAAAGTTTATTGAAGGTATAGATTTAGGAAAAATAACTGTAAAAATTTTGGACCTAGCAATTGACTTAGGAGTATCAGCAATAAAATTAATATGGGGTGCTTACCAGGAGATATACGACAAATGGGGAATTGCAGGAATTTTGGCTTCTTTGGTTATTCCGGGCGGAATTCTTACACTTAAATTTATTACGGAATTTTCAGCAAGCATAGATGATAGTAAATATGTAAAAAAAGCAAAAGATGGCATAGAAAATATAAAAATAGCTGCACAAGAAAAATGGAATGAAATTACAGATTGGTGGAATAATACAGCAATCGTAAATTGGTGGAATAATGATGTTACGCCTTGGTTTACTAAAGCGAAGTGGCAGTCACTTGGAGATAATACAAAAGATAGCTTGCAAGATAGCTGGACTTCTTTTAATAACTGGTGGAGTAGTACAGGAATATACAACTGGTGGAACAATAGCGTAGCACCTTATTTTACAAAAGCAAAATGGCAATCTCTTGGAGATAACGCAAAGGGCAGCTTAACTGATAGTTGGACTTCGTTCAATAATTGGTGGAGTGGCACAGGTATATATAATTGGTGGAATAATGATGTTACGCCTTGGTTTGCTAAAGATAAATGGAACAACTTGGGTGATAATTTCAAGTCAAGTCTACAAGATAAATGGTCTGATTTTTCTTCTTGGTGGAGCACAACCGGAATTTACAATTGGTGGAATAATCACGTAGCACCTTACTTTACGGCAGATAGATGGCGTGATATGGCAGATGGAATAAGAGTAGGCATACAAGATAAGTGGAATAATGTAGTTAATTGGTGGGATAGCAAACCATCCCTTAGTGAAATTTCAGTAGCCGTTGAGAACTTTTTTTATAAAGTAAGAGATATGTGGTATAATTTCAAAGATTGGTGGGACAACTTAGGACTTAGCTTCCCACATATAAAAACGCCACATTTCGATATTGATGGCGAATTTAGTCTTGTGCCACCTCAAGTGCCCAAGATAAGTGTTGATTGGTATGCAAATGGCGGCTTTCCAAACAAAGGACAGTTATTCGTTGCTAATGAAGTAGCACCCGAAATGGTTGGTACTATGGACGGAAGAACAGCAGTAGCCAATCAGCAGGAAATCACAACAGGTATTGCTAATGCAGTTTATCCAGCGGTTTACAATGCAGTTGTGGCGGCTATGTCAGAAGCTAACAACAATGTAAACATAACACTACAAGGTGACGCTGATAAATTGTTTGCAATGGTACAGGATAAAGCTAATAACTACACTAATATGACAGGGCAAGCAGCATTCCCTTATTAATTGACAAATAAATAATAAAAGAATATATTTAAAGTACTAAAGATAAGGGGGAATGTATATGTTAAAAAAAGGCTTATATAAAATGCTGGAAGTATTAGGAATAAAGAAAAAACAGCAACCACAAATTCAACGCCCACTAAATCCTAACTTTAAAGGAGTGTACAGAGCGACAGAAAACGGCTTAGTTGAAGTATATTGTCCAAGATGTAGCAGTTGGGACTGCTCTCACACACAGATTACAACAACTGTACCACAGAAAACTAAGACAAGATATACCGTTAATTTGAATCCGTTTAGACCGTTTACGCTGGTTAATAAGAAAGAGAAGATTAAGCAACAGGGCGGAACTTATTCACAACATAGGTTTGTGTGTAACAGATGTGGGCTGATTTTTTGGTAATATATAATTTTAATTACATTAGATTTTTAATAAAAGGAATGTACCAAGATGAATGAAAAAGATAACAAAAAGAAGCCACAGGAGATAGTGGTTGCAGTATTGGCAGGAATAGTATTTGTTACAGCGTTATTTATTATTAATAATATAACTGAAAGCGATAATAAAACAATAGCAAATACACAGCCTGCAACTACAACACAAAAAGCTACTGAAAAAACCACGGCGGCTACAATACGAAAGGCAACACAAGATACATATGATAAACTGACAAAATATAAGGCAGGCACTTACAAAGTGGGTAAAGATATTCCAAACGGCGATTACTATTTGCAGTCATTAACAAGCAAAGGTTCAGCTTATTTTGGCGTATATGCAGACAGCAATAAAACCAAAATAAAGTTTAATGAAAATTTCAAAGGCAATATGTTGATAAGTGTAGAAGATGGAGAATATCTTGAACTAAACAAGTGCAATGCGATACCTCTTTTAGAATTCAGACAGTATTACACAACCAAAACTACTTTTGATAATTGTATGTTAGAGGTTGGAATTGACATAGAACCAGGAGAATACAAACTAATAGCTACATCATCAAGAGGGTATTATTGTATCTATGATGATTTAAGGCAAAGTCACATTGTAAGCAATGATAACTTTGACAATCAGACGTATTGCACAGTTCAAAAAGGACAGTTTTTAATACTTAATAATTGCAAAATAGATAAATAAAAAACAGAACAAGTTGGGTAGACCTGTTCTGATTAGCACGTATGAGTGAATGCAAATTAACTCATACCAATAATAACAAATAAATAGCAAAATGACAAGGACATTTCACTTAATCGTGAGGTGTCCTTTTTGTGTGCTTAGAAAGTGAGGTTTTACTATGAATTTTATACAATACATAAAGCAAGCGTGGAAAGCTGGCACTAGTGGCGGTACTCCAATAAGCCCAGACAGACTTAATCATATGGAAGATGGGATTAAGAATAATAACGATATGATAAGCGAGCTGAACAACAATACAACAACAACGTACGAAAATGCTATCATAACATACGCACCTGCTTTGGCACTGGTAAATATAATGCCGGCTAAACTAACCAATACTGTAGCAATTAGGAGCTGGACAACAGTCGCAACTCTGCCTAAGGAATATAGACCGAGTAAAACTATAAAATTTCCGGTCACAGTATATAATCCGGCGGGGTTTGTGGCATATGGACAATTGACACCTAATGGTGCATTACAAATTTATAGTGATACCGAAATTAAGGCAAATCAAGGACAAACATATTACAATTTCACTTATTTTATTTAGGCAATATGTTTATTGAAGATATTGCTGTTTAATTAACTTAATAAATAAAAATTCAAAATGGGTATTGAAATAAAATGTTAGTGGTAGGGACAACTTGAAAATATAAATATATAAAACTAAGGGAACGTATCAGAGATGATATGTTCTTTTTTGTTACCAATTTTTAGGCAGAAAGGGGCGATTGAATGATAAGTGCTGTAATTATCGAGGGAGTGACATTCCCAGTAGCATATAACGGCTACACATACAGTAGAAATAAGATATGGTCTAAAAACACAGGCAGGAACGACTATGGCGAAATGGTAGGCACAATCGTAGCTATCAAAGACAAAGTAGAGCTTCAATTACCGCCATTAACAGGAGAACAGGCATTATTGCTTGATAATGTGATTAGCGACATAGATAACCCATTCCCAACAGCACAAGTCCTGTTCTTAGGCGGTCAACAAAAGGAAATGACAATATACACAGGAGATGTGACATATCCGTATCTCACAAGAGCAAAGAATGAGGATGGATTAATAGTCGGAGCAAAATTAAGTTTAATTCAGAAATAAGGAGATTAACTATGAAAATAACAGGAAATGAAGTTTTAGCACATTATGAAGCACTTGCAAGTGTAGCACAGCTTAAAATGGGTGGCAGATTAGCAGTTGCCATTATGTCTAACATTAAGATGTTAGAGCCACACTTTAAGGCAGTCATAGAAACGATAGAAAAGATACGCGAGGAAAATAAAGATAACAACGATAAGATAAAATCAGAACTTGAAGAACTAGGAGAACAGGAGATAGAAGTATCTGAATACACGAAAGTTGATATAAGTGCATTTGATAGTTGTGAAGCCATTGAGCCAGCTAAGATTATCGCACTTAGCTTTATGATTAACGATTAATCAGCAGAAAGGAGCAACCTAATGAAAAATATTAATTGGGGTGCGGATTTCAATTTGCTGTATGCGAGATATTACAGCAAATATTTAGTTGACGGAAAAGAATACAATCAGACACTTAATGAGTTTAAGTACAGCAACATAATCAATCCGAACAATAGCATTTCCATAGGTAACACTTGCAGTAGTAGTGTTACCTTTTCTATTTATAATCCAGAAATCACGCTTGAAAATAAGGATATAACCATTTTTGAGGGTGTTAAGGGCGATAGCGGCATTGAGTATGTACAGATAGGCATATTTACTGTAACTAAAGAAGAAAGTAACGGCGAATACACTAAGTACACAGCTTATGACAAGATGTACAAAGCTGAAAAAGGTTATTTTTCAGCTTTGACTTATCCTAGTACAGATAAGGCTATTTTAGAGGAAATCTGTACAAAGCTAGGCATACAGTTAGCAACTAGCATAACAAACACACATACAATTACAGATAAGCCACAAGGTTATACAATGCGTGAAATGATTGGTTATATGGCTATGCTACAAGGTGGAAATGCGGCTATTAATTCTGACGGAAACCTTGAAATAAAGTGGTACAAAGATAGCGGTTATGTGCTTGACGGACATCAATACTATCAGCAAGGGGTTACTTTTACCACTAGCAAAGATTTTACGATAAGAAAGCTGACTTGTAACAATACAAAGTCTGGTGATAAGGAAACTAGCACAATCACTAGCGGCAGTGGTACAACTGGACTTAGCTTTGCTAATCCATTTATGACACAAGCTAACTTAAATGAGATTTATAAAAAGATAGGCGGCTTTCAGTTTAGACCGCTTACAGTTAAGTTTGTCGGCGACTGGCGGCTTGAAGTAGGCGACATTATAACTGTTAATAAGGGCGGCGTTGATTACAAAGTGCCTATAATGCAGATTACGCACGAATGCGACGGCGGACTTATGGATACTGTTACATCTATAGGTCAATCTGACACAGAAAACAGCAATATAGCCGCTGGACCGATAACAAAGCAAATGGAACGATACTACGCTGATTTAGTCTTAATCAACAAGGCAGTTATTGAAAATGCTGATATAACTAGTGCTAATATTGAGAGTTTAAAAGCACATCAAGCGTATATCGACCAATTAAAGGCTAATAAGATTGAAACTATTACAGCAAATATTGTTAATTTGACGGCAAGTAAAGCTACAATTAATGAAGCTAATATTGCTAAGTTACAAGCAGATTATGCACAGGTAGGCGTGTTAAACGCAGATGTGGCAAACATCAAAGTCTTAATGTTTGGTTCAGCGACAGGTAAAAGTTTAACAACAGAATTCGCCAATGCAGTCGTAAGTGTTATTGGCAATGCACAGATTAAGGATGCTATGATTGACAGCATAGCCGCAAGCAAGATTACAGCACTTGACCTTAATACCACCAAATTTAAGGTTCATAGCGAAAATGGAATGTCTTATTGGCAAGATAACACAATTATCATTAAAGATACTGACAGAATAAGAGTTCAAATAGGTAAAGATGCTAATTCAGACTACAATATGTATGTTTGGGATAAATCTGGAAATCTGATGTTTGATGCTTTAGGGCTTACTGAGAAAGGTGTTACAAGAAAAGTTGTTCGTGATGATGTTGTTCAAGATGACGCTAATATTAATGCGAGTAAGCTGGATATCGAAACGCTATTTAACGTTATCAATAACGATAACACACATACACTTAAGAGCAATAAAATTTATCTGGACAACGAGGGACAGACACTTAATGTCATTATGCAAGCTATAACAAGTGGTGCTGGCAAAGATTATACTCAATGGGGCGGTATGATGAAAGTTGCTAGTGATTTTATCACTAACAAGTTGTGGTGGACTGAAAATGTTGACAACGAAAGCATTAAGACTAAGTTTTCTACTGTTAATCAGAAACTAGATAGCTACGAAATCACGTTATCCGACTTATACCAACAAACGAATGATAATTTTATGGTGTATACAGTTACAGAAACACCTAACAAAGATAATTACCCAGCTATTGATTGGTTCATACCTATTTATCCGTCAGATGATTTATTTCCAAGCGATAATCTTACTTGGACTTATAGCAATGATGAATACGCAAAATATCACGGGGCAATAGCATACAACGAAACAGCTCATAAAACTTGGCGTTGGGCTAAAGATGGTAAAGGTAATTGGGGTTGGAAAGAGGTATCTAACACACAATTGGCCTATATGCTTAATCAGAACGCTAGTCTTAAGATTAATCTTAATAGCATATCAACAGAATTAACACAGACAAAGAAAAATCTGACAGATAATTATAGTACAACAACTACTATGATTAACAAAATTACGCAGGAAATTAATGATAATGGTTCAAGTATTAGTTTGGCACTTAGTGGAACTTACGCTAAGTCAAGCGATTTAGAAAGTTATGCAACTAAAACAAGCCTTGATTTATATATCAAAAAAGACCCTAAAACAGGCGAACTTAAGAGTGCTATCGAAGCTATTGCAGATACAATAAATATTACTGCAAGGGGTGGGCTTAATTTAAGTGGCAACAGGTTTACATTAAACAGCACAAACACCAGCATTACAGCAGACGGAACTATAACTTGTAGCAATCTGATTTCAGACGGCGGAAACGTTGGCGGCTGGAAAGTGTCTAAAGATTCAATAAGTACAATATTTAAGCAGAATAATGACTTATTCAGAATTGCATTACAAATACCTGGCGATATTACACCATATGTTTTTTCGGTTTTTCACGGAACCGAAGATGAGGGATACAGCAAAAGTCCTAATTTTTATATAAGTCAGACCGGTAAACTGTATGCAACTAACGCACAAATTACAGGAAGCGGCTATTTTTCGTCTGGCACGATTGGAGGCTGGGATATCAGCAAGTCTTCTATTTATAAAGATTACGGCAAATATAGAACTTATATACAGGCACCCGCTGATTCCGAAGCTTGGGCATTCTCTTGCCAAGAAGAAAGAGATGGGGCATATTATGGTAATTGGTACGTTCGTGCGGATGGATATATGTATGCTTCTAAAGGTCAAATTGGCAATTTCTCAATTGATAATGGTATATTGTCGACATATCAAAATAATGGAATTAAAGGAATGTCGATAGACCAAAATTACATTAAATTCTATTCTTGGGTCGACGATTACGAAAATTATGTAGGTTCGATAACTACAACAAGATACTATACTAGCAATAATGAAGTAAGAAGAGCTTTAGTGCTAAATGCAGATTTGGGAGATGTTGTCGGAATAAATTGTACCAAAGAGAAAACAGAAAATACGGAATACGAATTCGTTATAAGAATAAACGACGATTTAAACAAATCATTAGAGTTTTTTTCGCCCAATATTTTAATGAATGGCGGTTATCAAGATAACGTAAAAAAACCAACGACACTTACAGTATATTGCTATAATCCAAATTCGGGAAAAGACACACAAAATGTCAGAATTACAAATACAGAGGACAGGCACTATGAGAACTGCGAACTATCCGTTTACGGAAGTGCTTTTGTAAAATATGATTTGCGATGTTTTGGGTCGATTTATGGAACAATTGCTTCTGATTCAGATGAGAATGTAAAAAAAGATGTTCATTTATTGGATTCGGAAGAGTCTTCTGAATTTATCTACAATTTAAAGCCTTGCGAATTTAAAATGATTAACGGAACTTCTAATCGCTATCATCACGGATTTATTGCACAGCAGGTCAAAGAAACTATGAAAGATGACTGGGGGCTATTCATCGATAAAAAGATTAATAATGATAACTACGAAACACAAGTCTCAGACGAAAACAAAAATACAACTAAAGAGCTAACAGCAAGATACGCATTACGCTATGATGAATTAATAGCGGATATAGTTGCGACTGTACAATCGCAGAATATGCGTATTAAAAAATTGGAAAAGCAATTAAGCAATTAAGGACATCTTCGGGTGTCCTTTTTTAATGCGAATTAGGAGGTAAAACACAATGTTAGACATCAACTCATCAATTCAGAAGAACGGAACATTATCCGTTCAAAACTCAGATGGAGCACTTAAACAGGTAGCTTATCTGTCAGCTACAATCAGCGAAAGCGGCACAGTTAGTATGTCAGCTAGCTTCAATGATTTTGCGGCATACTTGGCGAATGATATAGCACTAGACAGCGAGCTTAAGAGCTTTCTTGATGGCGTTAAAAATACTTACAAGGCAACATACAGCACAGAAGATAACACAGTTAGTTCAGATGCAACAGGAACAGTAGAAAGTGAGGTATTTTAATTATGATTAAATGTGGAGATTTTTCAGCGTGGAATGGTGTAGTTGACTGGAACAGAGTTAAGGCGGCAGGACTTACTCACGCTATTCTTAAGGTTATCAGACGTGATTTTGACCCAGATAAGCAGTTTGAAAACAATTGGAAAGGCTGTCAGTTAGCAGGCGTGCATATCTGCGGTGTGTTCAATTATGTTTACACACCAACAGTAGAAAAAGCTATTGCAGCGGCTAAAAGAGTATTAGAGGTGCTTGACGGACGTAAGGTAACTGTCTGGATGGACGTTGAAGATGAATGTATGCAGAACTTAGGTTCAGAGCTTATCGACATTATCAAGGCTTACAAAGAGGTTATTGAGGGTGCAGGATATGACTTCGGTGTATATACTGGCTTATCATTCTATGGCAGTTATATCAAACCATACACAAACCCTAGCGACTTAGATTGTCCGTTCTGGATAGCACGTTACTACTTAGGCTATGATGAAATGCAACTCAATGATGAAACTGACGCAGATAAAACACCTAACATTGACCATTACCTTGCAGGTTGGCAGTACACATCAAGCGGCGTTGTTGACGGAGTGGACGGAGTTTGCGACTTGTCTGTATTCTATGGCTTTCATAATGATGAAGATAACACAGAGGATAACAGCGAAGAAGATAACACAGAGGATAGCACAGATGAACACGTATATGCTACATATGCCGCTTATACAGACCGTTGGTGGGGTGAAGTAGAGGACAGAGAAGATTGGGCTGGTGCAGGCGACAATAAAGCTATCACAGCACTTATTATCAAGGTTAGCAGAGGTTCAGTTAAGTACAGAGTTCACTTAAAGGGCGGTGATTGGCTTCCTTATGTTACTGGCTTTAATTATGACGATTACGATAATGGCTATGCAGGTGACAAGAAGCACGAGATTGACGCAATAGAAATCATTTACTATACGCCAGAGGGTGAGCCTTGGAAGTATGCAAAGTATATGGTATCTGTATTCAATAACCGCAACTTCTACCCAGAGCAGATAGATGATAAAACATCCAACGGAATGGACGGATATGCAGGCGTTATGGGTAATGCAATCGACAAGTTCCAGTTAGTTGTCGAATAAAGTCGAAATAACACGACCGAAAGTATTTGAAATATACTAACGATAAATGTATAATAAACTTGTCTTTGAGAAAAGACCCTTAAACATTTTCAAGTTCTGGCAGGCGATATTGTTTGATTGGCGTTGGCAATATCGCCGCTACACTTGACACGATAGAACGCGTGTTCTATAATAATCGTATCGCTATCAAACGTGCAAGGGCAAGAGAGGGGAGTGCAGGTTTATGGATAACAGTAATGAGGAAAATTACAAAGATAAGTTAATAGAACTCATAAATAAAATAGAAAATACAGGTACATTAGAGTACCTGTATTCATTCATAGAAAACTTTTTGAAGAGGTGGGGGTAAAACCCTACTTCTTTTCTTTTCGAGATAACATAACATCTATCATATCTAATATCGTTTCTTTATCTCTTTGTTCTAACATAGAAAACTTCCAAAGTAAATCAACATCTTTTTCAGCTTCTTTTGAATTATCCTTACGGATTGGCGAAACATCAAATCCCATTAGCCACGCTTCTGACACGTTCAAAGCCATTCCTAAGACAACTAGCTTTTCTTGGCTAGGTTCAACTTTGCCTGATACATACTGGCTAATATCGGATTTATTCATCTTGATATTGTATTTCTTACAATATGGTAATGATAAATTCAAAATATCAACTTGCTTTAACTTCCGTTCATTCATTAGCTGTTTAAGCCTATCTGATGTATTCTCTTTCATCTTAGTTATCCTCCTTTCTGTTGATAATATACCATTATTTAAACAAAAGTTCAAGATGTAAAACTAAAAAAGTAAAAAATATTGAACTTTTTATTGACATATTAATTTAATAATGCTATTATACAATCAGTTCAAAACATTGAACAAAAAACGGAGAAAGGAGAAGAATTGGAATGGCTTTTAATTACAGTAAGTTAAGAGGTCGCATAATTGAAAAGTACGGAAGTCAGACGGACTTTGCCAAGGCGTTTGGCTGTTCAGACAGGACTTTATCACTTAAAATGACAGGCAAGCGACCTTGGAAACAGATTGAAATTTTAAAAGCAATTAAATTATTAGATTTATCAGAAGATGATATACAGGATTATTTTTTTGCTTTAGAAGTTCAAAATATTTAACTTTCAGAAAGGAATGTTTATGGAGCTACAGATTTTTAGCAATTCAGAGTTTGGAGAAATCCGAACCATTACTAAAGATGATGAACCTATGTTTTGTCTGGCTGATGTATGCAAGGCATTGGAAATATCAAATGTAGGAAATGTTAAGCAGAGGTTATCTGAAAAGGGTATCCATACTGCGGATACCCTTACAAAGGGTGGAATGCAGAAAATGATATTTATTAGCGAGGCTAATCTTTACAAGACAATCTTTCAGAGCCGCAAAGAAAGTGCAGAGAGATTTACAGATTGGGTTACAGGAGAGGTACTTCCGTCAATCAGAAAGACAGGCAGTTATCAGAAAAAGTTATCCCCACAGGAAATGATGAGAATACAGCTAGGTATGTTAGACGATGTGTCAGACAGAGTGTCTAAGTTGGAAAATACAATGAACATTGATTACGGACAGCAGAAAGTGCTTAATGACTTAGTATCAGCAAGGGTAATAAAAATCTTAGGCGGTAAAAACAGTAACGCTTACAAGGAAATAAGCAGAAAAGTATTTGCAGAGATTAATCACGATTACAAGGATTATTTCAATGTTAATTCAAGAGCCAACACACCAAGGCTTAAGAATGAACAGGCAGTTGAATATATTAAAAACTGGATGCCAAGCACTAACACAATGATGTTAATAAAAGATTGCAATGCACAGATAAACTTAGAGAACTGATGATTAAGCGGAGGATTGTTTTATGGAAAAGGAAATACAGGCAACACCACAATATAGCATATCAGTAGAAGAACTGATTGCGGAAAGAAATAAGTTAGAAGTCTCTATTGCAGCATACAAGAAAGCTAAGAGAGACAGCAAGATAGCTGAATATTTATGGATTTTATCAGCAATATTATTTATTGCGCAAATGATATTTCAGCTTATTAATTAGAAAGGAGTTTTAGCAGATTGATATTTATTATTTCTGAAAAAGGCGAAAGAGAGCAGATTAATGAGGTAGAAAAACTTGAAATCCTGGCACACATTGGCAGAAGAACAAGTTACCTCTTAGGAAGAAATAAGAATTGTGAACTCTTAAGAAGAGTAGTTGTAAAGGACATTTTAGGGCAGTTAAAGCACGAATACGGGTGTGGTTTGAGTGAACTGAAAAAGAAGTACATAGCAGACACTCACGATTATATCGACTGCTACGAACTGCCTACAATAATGAAAGAGAGATATAAGCTATGATACAGGGGTTTATGTTGGGTGTTGTTGTCGGAATGATACTAGAAACTATATGTATTGTAGTTACAACATTAAAGATTAAAGCGAAAGAAAGGAAAGAACAGTATGAAACAGGTAAACGAGAAAGTAATAACAGTACAGGATTGCATTGATATGTACGAGAAAAAGGATATGTATACAGTTATTGACGGCGGTAAGGTTGTTGGATTTGTAGAAAAAGAGAAGGAGAACTAAAGATGAAAGAGAGAAATAACAATATTACAGCTTTTGGGTTAGTTGCAGAAGAACCAGTTTTCAATCACGAAGCTTTCGGAGAAAAATTCTTTAGAATGATGATTTCAGTTAATAGAGTTAGCGGAACAGTAGATACGCTGCCAGTTGTTATATCTGACAGAATTATTGATATGAAAGAAATTAAAGTAGGCGATTGCGTGATGATTACAGGACAGGTAAGAAGTCATAACCTGCACATAGGAGAAAAAAGTAAGTTAGAGCTTTTTATCTTTACTGAAATTATAGAGGCATATGAAAACGAGGTAGAACCACCTTTTGATAATGATGTAGTTCTTAGAGGCTTTATCTGCAAAGAACCTAATTACAGGGTAACACCGCTTGGAAGAGAAATAACAGATGTTCTCATAGCTGTTAACAGAGCATATGGCAAGTTAGACTATATACCTTGCATAGTTTGGGGCAGAACAGCTAAGTTCGTAGGTCACTTGCCAGTAGGAACACATATAGAAATGACAGGTAGGTTTCAGTCAAGACCTTATACAAAGAAGATAAGTGAAGATGAAATTGAAAACAGAGTAGCTTACGAGGTATCAGTAGGCAGAGTTGAGATTATAGAGGAAGAGGAGAATGCTGATGAATAGTGATATTACTGTTTCGGAATTAGCTAGTATGGCAGCGGATAATGAAAAGCGTTGTCAGGTATGGCATCCAGTTCAGGGTGTTATATTTGACGGCACATTTGATGAACTTGACAGACGGCATTATCTTGCAGATAAGACAGTTGATAACTTCTCAATAGAAGATGATGTATTCATTATGAATATATAAATAAGGAAAGGATATGTTTATGGAAAGAACAGTTTTAAAAAAGGTAGTTCTTGAAAACTTTATGTGCTATGCACACGCAGAGTTTGATTTTTATGCCATTACAAAGATTATGGCTAAGAATGGCAAGGGTAAGTCAACTATTGCCACAGCTTATCTGTGGTGTCTGTTTAACTGTGATTATGAGCTAAAGGATAATCCGGTTGTAAGAAGAGAGGTTGACGGAAAGTCCGTTGATGATATGGACACAAGCGTTGAACTTACACTTGATGTTGACGGAAAAGAAATAACTATGAAGAAAGTGCAGAAGCATACTTACAGCAAGGACGGCAGTTCATACAAAGACGATAACAAGTATTTTATCAATGATGTGCCTAAGACATTAAAGGACTTCAACGTGTATCTTGATGTGGATATGAATGTATTCAAGATGTGCAGTAATGTAAACGTATTTCTTAATCAGAAGTCAGCAGAAATGAGAGAATACCTATTCGGACTTGTAAGCAATGTTACAGACCTTGATATAGCTTCACAGAAAGCTGAATTAGCAGAGTTAGTTTCTTTACTTAATAAATATACAACAGAAGAATTATCAGCTATGAATAAGGCTACAAAGACCAAAATCACAAAGGATTTGCCTATCCTTGACGGACAGATTAAAGAAAAGGAGCGTGACATTCAGCTTAAACAGGCTATTGAAGTATCCGACCTTGAATTACAGAAGAACAGCCTTAAAGTACAGATTGCTGATTGTGTGGCAAAGCAGACCGACAATGACAAGCTGATGGCTGAATATGACAAGGCTAGTGCAGATATTCTTAACTTGAAGTTTGAACTTAGTGATATGAGCCGCAAAGCTAATGAGGACAATGTTAAGGCAAGAAGAAATCTTGAATCACAGATTAGTAACCTTAATTATGTGATTGAGGATAGCAAGAAGTCAATCAGCAATGCAGAGAATGTGGTTCAGCTTGATAAAGATAAGATAACTGAATACCAGAAAACACTTGATGATAGCAGAGCTGAATGGAAAGCTGAAAAAGAGCGTGTATTTGACGAGAATAATCTTATTTGCCCTTATTGCAAACAGGAATACCCAGAGGAAAAGAAAGAGAAACTAAAGGCAGATTTTAAGACACACAAAGAAGCTGAACTTAACAGAATTACTGATAAAGGCAACACAGCTAAGAAAATGCTTGATGAAATCAAAGGATTGTTAGTTGAAGCTGAACAGGAATTGGTTGACAGAAAGCAGGAATTAGAAAAGCATTTAGTTGATTTAGTAGACATTAAAAAGCAGTTAGCAGAACTTCCACAGGAGATTGATGTATCAGCCACCGAGGAATATAAGGCACTTGAACAGAAGATTGCCGAAAAGGAACAGGCTATGCACAAAGCTAATGATATTTCGGCGATTAAGGCAGAATTAAAAGCACAGGAAACAGCTTTAAGACAGCAGTTAGCAGAATGTGAAAGCCGAATTGCAAAGTCTGATACGGCAGCAGATGAACAGCGACTTGAAGAATTAAAGCGGACAAGGATTGATTCTGAACAGAATAAAACTAATGCGGAGAAAATCCTTGACTTACTTGACGAACTGGATAAGGCAAAGAATGAAGCCTTGACAGAAGCAGTAAACAGCCATTTTGGTTTGGTTAAGTGGCAGTTGTTTGAATATGCTAAGAACGGCAATTACAAGAGCTGTTGCATACCTACTGTTGACGGAAAGAGCATTTTAACAACTATGTCTAACAAGGGTAACAGGATTTTAGGCAGAGTAGACATTTGTAACTCAATTCAGAAGATTAGTGGTATATCAGCACCTATTATCTTAGATGATTCTGAAAGCCTTAGTACGGACAATCGGAAGAAAGTTGCTGAAATGGTGGATAGTCAGTTGATTATGCTGATTGTTAATGATAGCGAGAAATTAGAGATTGTGGAGGGGTAATATGACTTCTATATTAGAACATTCATTCAATTTCAATGGCTTTAACTGCTATGTGATACTCCGACATATGGGTAAATCTGCTTATAGATGTGGATATGTACAGGTTTCTAAAAGGTTGCCTATCAATACAGCAAGTATAAATTGCCACGGTGGTATTACATATGCAAACAAAGAAGCACCTAGTCCGCTTGAAATTGATAATAAAGATAAGCGGTATATCGGATTTGATTGTGCTCACGCATTTGATACTACGGATTTTTGGACTGTAGATAGGGTTAGCGATGAATTAAGACAGATTGTTGGACAGATTTTAAGCGGAGAAAGTGAGGAAAACTGATGAGTGTAAAAGGGTATAAAGCATTTAACAAAGGAATGATATGCAGAGGTAAGCAGTACGAAGAGAATACTACTTATGAAGAAAGCGGAAATAAAATATGTGAAGCAGGTGTAATGCATTTCTGTGAAAACCCATTTGATGTGTTGAATTATTATCAGCTTGTTGATGAAAATGGTGACATTTCAGATTTTGCAGATGTTGAAGCTATTGGAGATGTTTATAAAAAGGGGGATAAAACAGCTACAAATAAGCTCCATATTGGTGCGAAACTTGGGCTTAAAGGGTTTATTAAGGCTTGCGTAGATTTTACTATTGAAAAAACAAGAATTGAGCCTGTGAAAGATAACGAAACTGATAGCGGTGGAGATTCCGCACAGATAGGTTCAAGTGGAAATTCCGCACAGATAGGTTCAAGTGGAGATTCCGCACAGATAGGTTCAAGTGGAAATTACGCAAAGATAGGTTCAAGTGGAAATTACGCAAAGATAGGTTCAAGTGGAGATTACACAAAGATAGGTTCAAGTGGATATTCCGCACAGATAGGTTCAAGTGGAAATTACGCACAGATAGGTTCAAGTGGAAATTACGCACAGATAGGTTCAAGTGGAGATTACACAAAGATAGGTTCAAGTGGAGATTACACAAAGATAGGTTCAAGTGGATATTCCGCACAGATAGGTTCAAGTGGAAATTACGCACAGATAGGTTCAAGTGGAAATTACGCAAAGATAGGTTCAAGTGGAGATTACACAAAGATAGGTTCAAGTGGATATTCCGCACAGATAGGTTCAAGTGGAGATTACGCACAGATAACATCTGAGGGCAAAAATTCAGTTGTTATGGCAGCAGGCTACAATTCAATAGCAAAGGCAAAAATCGGTAGTTGGATAACATTAGCCGAATGGATTAGAACTGATAAAGCAAATGATAGTGGTAATTATATATGGATTCCTAAGTGCGTAAAAACAGAATATGTAGACGGAGAACGTATCAAAGAAGATATATTCTATAAATTAGTTGATGGCGAATTTAAAGAAGTAGAAGGCGAGGAATAATTATGGCAGAGAATACAGCAGTTGCAGAGAAGAAAGCATTTACCACCTCATTAAGCGAGTGGAGTAATACAATGACAGGACTTATTATCAACGATTATAAGGCTGTTGGAATGGATATGGACGATTACGCAAAAGAGTGTGCTATGGAAGCTATGACAAGCATATTTAATCTTGTTAAGAGTGACCCTAAGATTAACATGGGAAATCTTGATACAAGTAATTTAAGGGGCATTGTTAAGCGTTGCGCAAGCCTTAAATTAAATGCTAGTGCATATCCAAGAGAGTGCTATTTTCAGTTAAGAAATGTTAATGTCGGGAAAGATGAAAACGGAAAAGATATATGGCAGCAACAAGTCGAAATGGGCATCGAGGGAAGCGGTTATGATTCTTTGCTCGCCAACTATGGAAAAGATGTTAAACAGGTATATCCATATTGGGTAATTAAAGAGGGCGACAAGTACATACCGCCTAAACATAAAGGACTTACAGTTACAGAGCCGGAGTGGGAAGAAAACGGATTATCTGATAAGGCGGTAAGAGTTGTATATCCTGTTAAGTTGTTAGACGGAACAGTAACATATCTTTCTGCTGATAGAGATAGCGTTAAGGTAAACCTCTTATCTCACGTAAAGCAGAATATGTTGAATGCTACATTTGGAATTATTACAGGTACTAAAAAACAGTATGGGAAAGAAGTTGCAAGAACTAGATATGATGCAGCACCGGAAGAAAAGGCAAAAATTAAAGAGAAAAAGGAAGAAGTTCTCAATGCCTTAAGAGCGTGCAAGACAGTAGATGAAATGCTCGAATGTGAGCTTGCAAGACCTTTTATAAGCGGTGCTTGGCTTGATACTCCAGAGAGCATGATACAGAGAAAAATGTGTAACAATGCAACAAGGAAATACCCTAAGAATTATGACCCTATGGCACGACAGGCACAGGTTGAAATGGACGAGGTATATCAAGTTGCACAGGCTGAAATCGCCGAAAATGCTAATACTGTTGAGTTTATAGAAGATAAGGCAGATGTAGTTGACACCACGGCAACAGAAGTAACCGAAAAACAGGCGGAAGATAGCACATTACCGCCATTTATGCAGGCAGAATAGGAGATTAGATATGACAGTATACGAATTAATACAGGAATTAAGTCAGTATAATGCAGATACAGAAGTTAAGTTTCACTGTGAAGCTGAATATGATACTGACGTTGAAGCAGAATTTGACAGAGAGAATGAAAACGACACGCAGGAAGTGACAGTTACAGCAAGTTTTGACGATAAAGTAGATTTTGATGATATTGACAATTATGAGCCAGCACACAAGAGAACTTGGCAGGAAGACCCATTCATTGTTATTAATTTATCTTATTAAGGAGAACTAATATGAGAGTAATTTCACAGGACGGAAGAATTGATATTCCATACGATTATTTTACATTAGCTACGGCTGATGAGAAACACGGAACTTTAGAAGTAGCGAGTATCTATTGTCGAAATTTTTCGTCAGATAGTGGTGCGAAGTTAGCTGAATATTTAAGTGTGGAAAAAGCAATTAAAGCTATAAAAATGTTGACAGAAACACAGAAAATGGAGTCAGTAGAATTTGAAGATAGAATTTATCATAGAAATATGGTTTTTCAGTTCCCGCAGGATGATGAAATCGAGGTGTGAGTATGAGATTGAAATGCTTAGGCTCATCGTCAGCCGGAAATTGCTATCTGCTAACTTCCGGTAGCGGAGAAACACTTATCCTTGATTGTGGAATACCGATTAAGGAGATTAAAAAAGGCTTAGATTGGCATATAAGGGGGATAAGGGGTGTGGTTATAAGTCACACCCACCTCTAGACCACAGCAAGTCATTAAACGATTTTAAATCAATGGGAATACCGATACTTGCCCCATATTTAGGCGATAGCTGTAAACCAATGAATATGGGCGGATTTACAGTAAAGCCTTTTGATTTAACAACGATAGACGGAAATTGGACACACACCAATGCAGACGGAACACCTTGTCCGATATTCGGCTTTCTGATTACTCACCCGGAAATGGGAAGAATGCTTTACATAACCGATTGTGAATTAATCAAGTGGAAGTTTAAGAATGTAAATCACGTTCTCTTAGGTGTGAATTATGACAAGGATTTAATCGACAGGGATAACACAGGCAGAGCTAATCACGTTTTTAGAGGTCACTTAAGCATTGACACGGCTTGCGATTTTGTTAAAGCGAATTATTCAGATAGCTTGCAGAACGTCATAATGTGCCATTTATCGAGTGAAAATTCTGATAGAGATAGTTTTATCGAGAAGATGAAAAAAGTCGCTTGTGGGGCAAATATAGATGTTGCAGAGCGTAACAAGGAATGGCTACTTGCTAATCCTAATGAGTGCCCGTTTTAGAAAGGAGAACTGAGAAGTGAAAAATGTAACAGTTGATGATTTAATAAAAATTCTTGATACAGAAGGAAATAGATATGGTGGTGCTACAGGAAAACCAAGAATGTTGAATTTATCTCTAAATGGCAATTTTGCCGGCAGTATTGAATCCGTAAAGCTAGATGGTTATGGAGATGGACTTATTACGGACGTGACGATGGAGATTACTTCATCTAAATTCACAACAACCAATGCCGACAGGATAAGGAATATGTCGGATGAAGAGTTGCTTGATTTTATATGTTCAATAGAAACTTATGAAGAGGGTAGCATTAAGACTATTGAAAATGGGACTCCAATGCACACAGTGACAGAAGTTAGAGAATTTCTTCAATCAGAAGCGGAATAGGAGAGAATATGAAATACATAAGCAATGCAAAATATGGAGAGCCAGTTGAAACAGGAACTGTCTACAGAGGTGACAACAAAAGATTTAATATACGCATTTACAAACTATACGGTTGTGGAGAAACGCTATATATGAATTGTCAAACACTAAACATTATAAACAAAAAATTAAACAGTACATCTGTGATAACTGCGATAAATGAAGCCCAATCATTGGTGAAACAGGAACTTGATTTACTTAGCAAGGAATTTGATGCCATATTGAATAGCAAGATAGAAATATCAAGGTATTAGAGTAGGAGAGAATATGGAAGATAAATATTTATCCAAGGCAAAGAGACTTGATAACGGAGAATGGGTGCAAGGATATTATGTAAAAGGCTTAGATGTGTTTACGAATTGTGAAGAAGCACACATAATATTTGAACCTAACACAATGTTTTATTCTAGTGGAGAGACAGACGGATGGTACAAAGTAGACCCATCTACTATCTGCCGATGCACAGGCTTAAAAGACAAGAACGGCAAGCTGATTTGGGAGAATGATGTTGTAGAACTCTTTGGGCATAGAGGAACTATCAAGTATGTGTGTGGTGGTTTCGGAATTGGATATCGAAAAAATATTGATTGGGAAGAAATACAATCAAATATTATACGTGTTACAGGGTGTGAAAACATTTTATATGCTTGCGAAAACGATAATTATATATCATTGTGGGAAATCTATTGGAATTTTAATGATGAGGATGATTCGGTAGACATAGTAGAAGTTATCGGCAATGTATTTGACAATAAAGAATTATTAGAAAGTGAGGAAAAGTAATGAACAGAGTAATTTTATGTGGGAGACTGACTAGAGAGTCAGAGATTAGATATTCACAGACAGTAAATGGAAGTGTGGCAGTAGCAAGGTACACATTAGCTGTTGACAGAGCTTTCAAGAATGGGGGCGAACAGGCAGCAGACTTTATTAACTGTATTGCGTTTGGCAAGAACGGAGAGTTTGCAGAGAAGTATTTACATCAGGGAACTAAGATTATCGTTGAGGGTAGGTGGCAGACAGGCAATTACACTAACAAAGACGGACAGAAAGTCTACACTAATGATTGTGTTGTTGAAAGACACGAATTTTGCGAAAGTCGTGCTAATCAGCAGGACAATAATGGAATTATGGGCGGTAATGCTAGTTCAGACAGCTTTATGTCAATTCCAGATGGTATAGCTGACGAGGGATTACCATTCAATTAAAGAGGTACGAGTATGACAGAAAGTGAAGCAATTAAAAGAATTAAAGAATGCAGAAATACACCAAATTTTCAACCATACATATATATGAATGAAGCATTGAATATGGCAATACAGGCACTTGAAAAGCAGATATCGAGGAAACCAGATTTTACAGAAGATAAGAAATTTGCTTTATGTCCTTGTTGCAATGGTAAGGGCTTACTTGACAAGCAGAAATATTGTGATAATTGCGGTCAGAAGTTAGATTGGAGTGATAGTGATTGAGTTATCAGAACATAGCGAGAGCCAAGGCGATTGAACAGGAAAATAAAAAGCGACTGTTGAAGTTGAACCCAAAGCTGAATGACAGGAGTGGGATTTACTTCCTACTCCGAGAAGATGAAAACGGATTTAAGTACGCTTATGTCGGACAGGCAGTACATACACTTAGCAGATTGGCAAGCCACCTTGTAGGATATGAACAGCACATAGACCTTAGCTTACGCAAACACAAGCTGTATGACAAAGAGAAAAACCCTTATGGTTGGCGAGTTGAATTTCTGAATTTCCCCGAAAGCCAGCTTGATGAAAAGGAGAAGTATTACATCAAGCTATATGCCGATAAGGGTTATCAGCTTAGAAATGTCAGTTTAGGCGGTCAAGGAGAAAATCGCGCAAGCGGTTCAATAGGCGTGAGAAAAGCACCTAAAGGCTATATGCAAGGCATACAGCAAGGCAAAAAGGTGTTAGCAAGGGAATTATCCTCTATCGCAGAAAAGCACCTTATAATCCGCTTAAAGCCAGAAAAAGAGCATAATAAAGTATCGCAGAAGCAGTATGAGAAGTTTATGGATTTATTGAAAGTGGGTGAAGATAATCAGTAAAGACTATGACTGCCATTGTTGGAATGATTATCCGAACGAGAATCATAAATACTATGGGTGTTCAGATGCACCGAAAAAGAGCGGCAAATGGAAATGTGTTGATTGTTACGAATATGTGGGTAAATCCAAATTCGGTGCAACGCATTGTAGGAAGAAAGTAACTAACTAAAAATCAAAGAAAGGAATAGGTTGTGCGCACATAAAACCGAGGTTTCCTTTTGGTAGATTTAAAATGGAAGAAAAAGTAAAAATTTTTAATGATGATTTTTTAAATATTGTTAAAAATATAGCTGATGAAAGCATTGATTTAATTGTTACCGACCCACCATACCCAACAACATCTAGGGGAAATGCGGGAAACAGTGGTGGAATGTTTCAAAAGAAGATAAATAAACAAGGAAAAGTTTTTAATTATAACAATATAGATTGCGATATGTATGCATCTGAATTTTACCGCATATTAAAAAATGGTAGCCATTGTTATGTTATGACTAATCATATTAATCTTATAAAAATGCTTAACAGTTTTACGGATTTAAGAACAGAGGACGAAAAAAAGAATGGTATTAAGCAATACGGATTTCATTTTATTAAGTCTTTAATTTGGAACAAGGGAAATAAAATTATGGGGCAATTTTATATGTCGCAATTTGAATATATCCTCTTTTTTAGAAAAGGGAAAGGGATAAAAATAAATAATTGTGGCACAAGCGATATATTGTCGATTCCCAATATAAAAAGAAAAGATGCAAATGGTAAAAATCTCCACGATACCGAAAAGCCAGTAGCGCTGATGAAAATATTAATTGAGAATTCATCATTAGAAAATCAGATTGTTTTAGACCCTTTTATGGGGATAGGCTCTACCGGAATTGCTTGTTTACAAGAAAATAGAAAATTCATAGGAATTGAAATTGATGAAAAGTATTTTAATATAGCAAAGAATGAAATGCTTGTATTTGAAAAGGACAGTCAAATGAATATAAGCGATTTTATAGGAGATACAGTATGACACAGGACGGACAATTTGAATTAACCGACTTTTTAGGTAAGAAGATTGAGAGTAAATCTGTTATGGACTTGACAGATTGGATAAATAGTCAAGGCAAGGCACAGTATTCACAGATTGGCGAGATTATAGAAGAAGTTTACAATCGTGAAAAAGATAGCGGAGAACTTGTTGAAAGGCTCACAAATGCTGTATCGGTGTATGTTCTTAATCAGTCTATGGGATATATGAACTATTTGAGAAAGGAAAGTGAGTGATGAAAGACGAAACAAAGCAGGAAATACAGATTTTACTTGACCTACTCAAAGGCAGCCTTACAAGAAATGGTGTAAGTATGGCAACGGACAGAGAGGGCAACTTGATGTTCTTTGATACATCTGCTTATGTTAGAAGTAAAGGCAAGGAATTTGACGGATTCAGAGTTAATATTAACGATTTAGTGAAGTAACAATGTGGCAGAACTTGAAGAATAGGAGCAATGATATGGCAATATATAGAAATGTTCAATTATCATTTTGGACCGATAACAAGGTTGAAGATGATTTTACGCCAGAGGACAAGTATTTCTACATATATTTGCTAACAAATCCACAGACGAATATATGTGGGTGTTATGAGGTTAGTTATTCGCAAATGACAAGGCAGACAGGCTATAACAAAGATACTATTATCAGACTGTTAGAAAGGTTTGATAAGGTGCACAAGGTTATTAAGTTTGATTCAGAAACTAAAGAAGTGCTGATATTACATTGGTATAAATATAATTGGAGCAAATCAGAGAAAGTCTTGGCAGGGGTTTTAGGAGTTGCCAAACATATTAAATCTGATGAATTTAGAAAATATGTTAATGATATGGTCGATTCCATTAAAAATGATACCCTATACATAGGGTATACATACCCTATGGAGACATCTGTTTCTGATACTCATTCTGATACTGTATCTGATTCTGTTTCTTTTAATAATAATATAGTAA